GAAGTAAATACAAAACATCTTATATTAACAAAGACGGAAGTAGGACGCAAAAACAAAGCACAAGTAATAACAGTGATTTTTCAAAGAGAAATAATATTTGGATAATCCCAAACGGACAAATAAGAGGGTTAAAGCATCCTGCTCCTTTTCCAGAACAATTAGCAAGCGACCATATTATAAGTTGGAGTAATGAAGGAGATTTAATTTATGATTGTTTTATGGGTAGTGGAACAACTGCAAAGATGAGTATTGTAAATAATAGAAACTATATAGGAAGTGAGATGAGTGAAGAATATTGTGAAATAATAAAACAAAGATTAAACGCACAACAAAAAGAATTATTTTGAAGTTCGTGATAAAGTGTGATAAAGATAAGCAAACTCTGATAAGCTATTTAAAGGAATTAGGCAATGACTACTTAGTAGATGTAAAGAAACAAAGAAACACAAGAAGCAATATGCAGAATAACTATTACTGGAGTTGTATCGTTCAGACACTATCTAATGAAATAGGCTACTACCCAGACGAAATTCACGACCTCTTAAAATTAAAGTTCTCAAGTGAATGGAATAGTATAGAACTAAACGATAGAACAGTAGCATTACAAACAGTTAAGTCTACTGCGAGAATGGATAGCAAAGCCTTTGAGATATATGCAGACCAAATAAGAATGTGGGCAATGACTGACTTAGGCATAAGACTAATGCTACCAAATGAATACCAATAATTTCTATTATATAATATGGAAACAGAACAAAAGAGGACACAGGAGGGGAAAAAGAAGCTACTAGCTGCACTAGAGATGTCATTAGGTATAGTAACTGAAGCTTGTGAAAAAGCAGACATTACAAGAAGCAGACACTATGCGTGGATGCAAAGTGATGAAGTTTATAAGAAAGCAGTAGATGACATTGATAGTAAGTTTATTGATTTTGCTGAAACAAGTTTAAAAAAACAAATAAAGGAAGGTAACACAACAGCCACTACTTTCTTCTTAAGAACTAGAGGACGTAAGCGTGGTTATAATGAGAAGCAAGAAATAGACTTGACTTCAGGAGATGAGAGAATTAAAATCAATATAAACCTTGGAGATTAATCCACAATTTACACCTAAACAGAAAGAGTGTTTAAAGTATCTATTTGACGATAAGACTAAAGAAGTTTTATTTGGAGGAGCAGCAGGTGGCGGAAAGTCTTGGGTAGGTTGTAGTTACTTAATTACTATGTGCCTTCAATATCCTAAGACTAGATATTTAATGGGAAGAAGCAAGCTCGATTCTTTGAAAAAAACCACATTGAACACATTTTTTGAAGTGTGTACTGAGTGGAACTTAAAAGCTATTAAGGATTATACTTATAACGGCTCAAGTAATGTGATAACCTTTTACAATGGTTCAGAGATAATACTTAAGGACTTATTCCTTTACCCTTCAGACAGGAACTTTGATAGCTTAGGTTCGCTTGAAATAACAGGAGCTTTCATAGACGAAGCAAATCAGATAACTGAAAAAGCTAAGAACGTAGTAGCTTCAAGGCTAAGATACAAGCTAGACGAAAACGGACTTATTCCTAAGATGTTAATGACTTGCAACCCTGCAAAGAATTGGGTATACTCAGAGTATTACAGACCTGCACAAGATAACACTATAAAACACTATAGAAAGTTTATACAGTCTTTAGTGATAGAAAATCAGTATATATCTAAACACTATGAAACACAGCTATCACAATTAGACGAACTAAGTAAGCAAAGGCTTCTATTTGGGAATTGGGAGTATGACGCAACAGCTGATAGTTTAATAGACTACAACTCTATAATGGGAATGTTTAGCCAAAAAGGAATAGAAGGGGATAAATACATAACTTGTGATGTGGCACGATTTGGAAGCGATAAGACAGTCATAATGCTTTGGCAAGGGTTACACATTAAATATATAAGAACTATTCTTAAATCGGCTGTAAATGAGGTTGTGGACGAGATAAAGAAACTACAACAAGAGAATGGAGTTAATCTTAGGAATATAATAGTAGATGAAGATGGTGTTGGTGGTGGTGTTAAAGATTACTTAAGATGTCAAGGATTTACAAATAATGCAAGAGCTTTAAAAGGTGAAAATTATCAAAACCTTAAGACTCAATGTTATTATAAATTAGCAGACCAAATAAACAAAGGTCAAATCGGTGTAACTTGTTCAGATGTAAATGTTAAAAATTATATAACAGAGGAGCTTGAGCAAGTCAGAACTAAAGATGCAGACAAAGATAATAAACTTCAGATAATACAAAAAGATACAGTCAAGTCTATTTTAGGTCGTTCTCCTGATTATGCTGATGCTTTAGCAATGAGAATGTTTTATGAGATAGATAGTAACTTTGGAAGGTATTACGTACAGTAAAAAAAATCGTTAAACTAAAAACAACTAATTTCTATTATATAGTGTATGAAAGTTAAAATTAAAAAAGAAGGCAAAGTAAAAGAGTTCAAGCTAATTAATAGTTGGTCTGATGTTACTATGGAAACTTGGCTTAAACTTACTGAATACGAAACAGGAACAAAATCAGAACAAGCATTAAATACAATACAAGCAGTTTCAGATATACCTAATCAATTAGTAAAAGAATTATCATTATCAGATGCTGCTGTAATAATGAGTAAAGTGGCAGAGCTTCAATCAAAGCAAAATACGAAGCTAAAAAGGATTATTAAAATTAATGATATTGAATACGGCTTTCATCCTGACTTGGATTCTATTACATTAGGTGAATACGCAGACATTGAAACATTTATAAAGAACGGAATAGAGAAACAGCTTCCTGAATTATGCGCTGTTCTTTACAGGCCAATAAAAGAAAAGAAGAATGATAAATATACTATTGAGCCTTATGATGCAGACATTCGGATGCGGACAGAAGAAATGAAACAGATGTCAGCTGAACAAGTGCAAAGTGCATTGGTTTTTTTTTATCATTTAGGGATGGTGTTCTGCGAGATTATGCCATCGTATTTAGCAAAACGGCTGAAGGCAATGAAGATGCAATAGCAACTGAAGACTTCGCTAGTAAGTGGGGGTGGTTCGGTGTAATGCACAGGTTGTGCAATGAGGACATAAGTAAATTAGAAAGCATTACAAAGCTAAGTCTTTTAGAGTGTTTGACCTGGCTTAGTTATGAAACAGATTTAAGTACACAAAATAAAGTAAAAAGAAATGGTTAAAAATAAAACTTATAATAACGTAGTAAATACTTTGCTTAGAATGGGAGAATTTCACGAGCAAATTAAATCAACTTCTGTAGGCGATATATTTAGTATAAATTTGGAAAAGATGCAAAAGCTACCATTACTACATATAAATCCAACAACTGTAGAAACTGGAGATAGTCAGCTTACATATAACTTTCAGATCTTTATTTGCGATGCTGTAACTGAACGAGATAATTGGACAACAAACAGAAGCGAAATTTTAAACCCAACTACTAATGAATTTCCTAAATTAGTCAAAACACTTAGCAATGAGCAGGATGTTTATAATGAAACGCTACAAATTGCAACAGACTTTATTGGTATGCTAAGACACAGTACAAGACAATCTTTAGAAGGAGTTAATGATATTAATTTTCCTTTATACTTTACGCAAGACCAATTTACTATCGAGCCTTTCCAGGAAAGATTTGACAATTTATTATGCGGATGGACTTTTAATATTGGCGTATTAGTTGAAAATGATTTTCAAACTTGTGATATTCCTGTTAACATAAAAGGAGCAGGTTATTAATGAAATACAAATTAGGTTGGTTTACAATAGAAATAGGATGGAAAAAATTTAAAATAACAATACAATTATAAAAACAAAATTATGGCAGACTTAGTTACAACAATCACAGAGACAGTAGTATTAAATGGAAGCCTTAGAGGTTCTAGTAATTCATTAACAACAACAGATATTACTGATGTATTAGAACGTATCTTAACTTGTACACATTCTCAAACAACAACAGTAGTAGTTTTCAATTCAACTTCACACGGAGCAGCAGGAGCTTTAGATGTAGAAAACTGTAAATATTTAAGAATAAGTAACTTAAGTACAGACCAAGATATGAAGGTAGCTTTAGTAACTGCTAGTTCTAATTATCAAGTTACAGTAAGAGCAGGAGGTTCGCATATCTTATTTCAAGCAGAAGAAGCACTTATAGGAGAAGAAGATGCAACTCCAGCTTTCCCTACTTTAGAAGATATTGTAACTGTACAAGTAAGACCTTCAGCAACAACTGATGTTCAAGTAGAAGTTTTTGCAGGGCTTGTATAATAATGGAGACTGACAATATAGAAAGTTACTTAAATAGTTTTGGAAAGCAAGTAGTAAATAGAGCTAAAGGAAGTTTACAGAAAAAAAAAGGAGGTGGAACAGACTTAGAAAGCTCCATTTATTTTAAAGTAAGAAAAAGCTCTAAAGGTTTTACAGTAGAATTTTATATGTCGCATTATGGTCAGTTTGTAGACAAAGGAGTTTCAGGAAATAAAAAGAAAAGAAGTTTTAAGGATTATAAAAACAAAACAGTTTCAAGTCCTTATAGTTATACAACAAAACAACCCCCGCCAGATATTTTATCTGTGTGGATAAAAAAGAAAGGAATAAAGGGAAGGGATAAAAAGACTGGAAGATTTATAAGTAATATGTCATTAGCCTTTATAATGGGTAGAGCAATTAAAAGAGATGGAATACAAGGAATAAGTTTTTTTCAGAAACCTTTAGGTCTTGGATTAAAGCAGTTTGGAAAGCACTTATTACAAAACATAGAAGAAGATATATTAAATACTATAAATAAAGAAACAATAACACAAGCAACCTAATGGCAACACTAATAGAACAGAACCCTTTATATGACCAGTTAGTAGTTGGTCAAGATATTATATTTACAGTCTCTAATTCAGGAATAGTATCTAATCAATCAAATGTAAAGTTTATAGCTCAAGTACATATTAGTAATGACTTGCCGCCTAATCTTGCGGTCAACACAGATGTAATAGGTACTTTTAAAACAACGCCAAACAATGCAGGAGTAGGGATGTTTGATTTAAGTCCAGTATTAGAAAGCTTTGTAAAGAGTGATAATTTAGCAGGGTTTAACAGCGAATATAAACAAACTGATCAAGGTGATGACTCTATAGTTCCTATTCACTTGATTGACAAGTATTCAAGGAATCGAAATGCTCTAAGTTATTTAGCTATACAATTCAAGATTGAATACACAGATGCAGATGGCGTTTTAATAACAACAGATACAGCGAACTCTTTACCTTATAATATATTTAATGGCTATTTAAAATATACTGATATACTTGATTTAGCAGATACTCCATTTACTCAAACAACAGGTAATAATTTTGGATATCCTATTCCGCAAAAATTTCAATTAGGGCAAAATTCAGGTCAGTTCCTTACTAATGCTCCAACTACTCAGTATGCTAACGTTAATGACTATGGTTCTTTTTCATTTTTAACAATTCAAACTAAACCTACGAAAATAAGATTAGTTTATTATAATTCTTCAGATGTTTTAATAGGCCAGGAAGATGTTAATTACACTTATGATAATGGAGCTTTACCATACTTAAACGCTTCAGCAAATAAAAGATTATTTTACTTTGGCGGATTCCCTGCTAATTTAAGAAACTGGAGTTCAACCTTTAATGCTTTAGTTACTGCAGGTACTATTGAAGGAGGGTATTATACTGTAGAACCTTTATTAGGTTCAGCAACAAATTTTGGTCAAAAATATACAATCAATGTTAATTGCCCAAATACAAAAGGCTTCGAATCTATTAGACTTTGTTGGTTAAATCAATGGGGAGCTTGGGATTACTATACTTTTACTATGAAGTCATCTAAGACTATTTCAACTAAAGGCAGTACATACCGACAACTTGAAGGAACTTGGAATGAATCAACATATAAAGTAAATGGATTCAAAGGAGGTAAAAAAGCTTTCAGAGTAAATGCAACAGAAAAAATAAAAATGAATACAGACTTTGTAAATGAATCAGAATCCGAATGGTTTGAGGAACTTATAAATAGTCCTGAAGTTTATATATTAGAAGGCTTTCAAAGTGATATTCAATTTTTAGGAGTTTTGACAATACCTGCTATGAATCAATACGTTACCCCTGTAAGACTTTCAACTTCTAGCTACACTAAAAAGACTATTGCTAATGATAAGGTTATGCAGTACACATTTGAAGTTGAAAAAAGTAAAACACTTAGAACGCAAGCAGTATAATGAGCGTTCAATTAATAGTATATCCCCAGAGTTATAATGGAGCATATAATGCTGTATCAAGCTCATCTACTGAATTTTTAGTTAATGGTATAAATTTTAATGACTTAAATAATACAGGAACTTATACAAGCAGTATAAGCGTTCCATATGTAGATACGCTTACAAATGCGCCTCCTGCTATTGTCAATACTTGGTACAGATTTAGAAATAACACAGCAGGAACGCCTAGTTTCCCTTCAGCTCTTACAGGGGATGTAATTTTAAAATCTTCTGCAGGAGCTACAGGAAGTAGGTTAGGAATTTATCAGCGACTTTCAAATTTAGTGATAGGTCAGCAATATACTTTAACTATTAATCTTAGCGCAGCAACTACAGGTCTTATTCTTACTAAAATAGCGCAAGGAACGACAATCTATGAACAGGGAAATTCTTCAGCAAATACTACACAAGTAACGCTTAATTTTACTGCTGCGTCTACTGATAGCACAATAATGATTGTTTATTATAATACTATAGTTGCTACAGCTACAATTACAAGTTTATCAATTCAACCTGTAGTAGGAGCAGTACCTTCAGGCGCTTCTAATGTTTTAGATAATGGACAAGTTATTTTAGACCTTTACGAAGATGAAGATTTACCTTTAACATTGTCAGTTGATAATTTTAAAAATGTAGCTGAGAAAGTACAATCATATTCTAAGGCTTTTAAACTTCCTGCTACAAAAAGGAATAATAGAATATTCTACCAAATGTTTGAGATAACAAGGTCTTATGATGGAGTTATATTTAATCCTTATAGAAGAACGCAATGTGTTTTAAAGCAGGATGGATTTATTTTATTTGAAGGATTTTTAAGACTATTAGAAGTTACAGACAAAGAAGATGAAATAAGCTACAATGTAAACTTGTATTCAGAAGTTGTAGCCTTAGCAGATTTTTTAAAGGACAAAACATTTGCAGAATTAGACTTTACAGAATTACAGCACCCATACAATAAAACACAAATAAAGTATAGTTGGAATGATGGAACAACTGGTATAACTTATTTAAATCCTAATACTTCAGGATTTAGAGATGCTTACAGAACAGTAAAATATCCTTTTGTAGATTGGAATCATCAGTACACATTAGACGGCAGCGGATTTCCTGTATTACCTAATTTAGAAAGTTCATTTAGACCATTTATTAATGTTAAGTATTTGGTAGATAGAATATTTCAAGATTCACCTTTTACATATACTTCAGATTTTTTCGATGCTGATGATTTTGGTAATTTGTATATGGACTTTAACTGGGGAGCAAGCAATTCTCCAGTGGTTTTTGATACAACTGGTTCTCTTACATTATGGGTAGGCTATAGTATTCCAGGAACTTTTGGTACTATAGAATGGGATTTTATGCCTGCAGGGCCTTCATTAAGTTCAAGTTTTGGATATTCAGCAGGAGTTTTTACCGCACCAGAAGATAATCAAGTTTACACTATTGATTATAGTTTTCAATTTGCAGCATCAGGAGTAGGTACATTAGATGTAGAGTGGGTAGTTGACGGAGTGCCAGTAAATGCAACTACTATAACTGGAAACTTTTTAGATTACTCAGGTTCTTTTACAACTGGAGTTGGTGGTGTGCCATCACTCTCAGCAGGTGATACAATTTTTTGTAGAGTAAAAGATTCTGGTGGGCTGTTTGCAATAGTTGGCGTTCTAGTTAATCCGCCAGGCGTAAGTAATACACCATCATTGTTAACAATAACAACCACATCATCGCAAACGACATCTAGTACTCTATTACAAACTTTAAGAGGGGAAATAGAACAATGGGAATTTTTAAAAGGATTTATTACAATGTTTAATTTAGTAACCTTACCTGATGAAGATAATCCTAATAATATAAAGATAGAACCTTATCAAGATGTATTTATAAATAGCGCAAGCAGCGTTCAGATAGACTGGACAGACAAAATAGATGTTTCAGAAATGAAATTGAGTCCTTTAACAGATTTAAAGAAAGATACTATTTTTAAATTTGTAGAAGATGAAGATGACTTTTGCTTTAATCAATATAAGTCTGCAACTACTGGTCATTTATATGGAAGTCAAAAGTATATGACCACAAATGAATTTAACATATTACAAGGATTAGAAGAAATAGAAGCAGCGCCATTTGCTGCTACATTTATAAAGCCGTTAGACGATGATTTTCCCGATTTTATAATTCCAACGCTTTATGCTATGAATCAAGATGGAGAAACAGAAGGGTTTGAAAATAGTCCAAGGCTTATGTATAACAATGGAATAAAAACATTAACATCTTGTACTTACGAAATACCTGAACAAAATGGAGTTTCAGGAAATGCAGCAGAAGCAGACTTTTTACAATTTAGTCATTTGTCATCTATTCCTACATTAGTTACAACGCCACCTGCAACTTCTGACACTAGAGATTTTCACTTTGGAATTTGTCAGCTAATAAATGCAATAGGTTCTCCAACTACTTTTAATCTATTTAATATGCACTGGCTGCCTTACTATTCAGAGCTTTACAATCCTGATACAAGAACAATGGTAATTAAAGTAAATTTAACTCCTGCTGACATTAATACATTCAAGTTCAACGATACAGTCTATATTAAAAATAGAGTCTTTAGAGTGAATAAAATAGATTATAAACCAAACGACTTAGCGACAGTCGAATTCATACTTATACCATAATGCCTTCAAAAGTTACAAACTTAATGCCGTTTATTATTGGATATGATGTTAAACCTAATTCAATATCATCTATAGGTAATGTTACGTTTACAGATGGCGCAAATGATTTAACTCCTAACCAAATACAGTGCGAGGCTTACGGATATACATATAATAAAGCAGATGGAACTTGCTCATCATTTAGATATAATTCTGAAATAGAATCAACTTTTTTAAACCTATCTAATAAAACTTTTGGAGCTAGAAATACAACAGAAACTGGAACTACTAATACTCTTATTGTAGGTGAAAATAATAATGTTAGCGGGCAATCGAGAAATAGCATTATAACAGGAAATAAAAACCAAATAGCAAACGGAATAAACAATGCGCTTGTTTCAGGTACTTTAGGAGAAGCTACTGCTGATAATTCCACAGTATTAGGCGCAAACAATTCAACAGATTCTTTAGGAGAAAGGCAGGCAATAAGAGTATTATATGGAAAACAAACAACTAGCGCTGCTACTTTATCTGCTAACCTAAACAATACAGCAGCAAGTTATTTTTTAATACCTGATAATACTATTGTATATTTTAATGCTACTTGTATTGCAGTAAGAGTTGGTGGAACTAATACAGGAAATAACGGAGATTATTTAAGTCTTATAGAAAGAGGAGTCGTTATTAATAAATCAGGAACTACTACTATACAAAGAGAAAGGGATGTAATAAAATCTTCAGGAACTATTACAGGTTGGAATGCTACAGCAGCAGTTGTAGGAAACGCTTTTACTATTTCTGTAAGAGGTAGAAACAGCGTAACTTTAGAATGGGTTTGCAATATTGAATTGACACAATTAAAAACAGGAATAGCACTATAAAAAAATAAAATATGGCGAAACAAGTATTAGAGATGGAAGTTAAGTCAAACATTGGCGATGTTTCCAAAGGAATAAATGAAGCAGCAGATGCAACTGGAAAGCTTAAAGATGAAACTAATAAATTAGATGATGCAACCCAAAAAGGATCTAAAGGCTTTAAGGGTGTAGGAATGGCAGTTAAAGGAGTTGGTGGTGCTTTAAAAGCAGCAGGAATAGGGATAGTAGTTGCTTTACTTGCTAAACTATTTGAAGTTATTAGTCAGAATCAAAAAGTAGTAGATGCAATGGCTACAGCTATGGAATTTTTGAGTATTGCTTTTAATGACTTATTTAAATTAATTGCTGACAATGCACAAGGTGTAAATGATGATTTTAAAAAGATTTTTGAAGATCCTCAAAAAACAATTGAAGATTTTGGGCTTGTTCTTAAGGAACAAATGATAGAAAGATTTGAAAGCCTTTTATCTTTAATGACAAATCTAGGTCAGTCTATGCTTTCTTTATTTAAAGGCGATTTTCAAGATGCTTTAGATTTTGGAAAAAAAGGACTTAGCGAATATGTTGATGTATGGACAGGAACAGATGATACTATAGGTAAACTTGGAAAAACGCTTGAAGAAGCAGGAGAAGCAATTTCAACGTATGCTGACAAAACATTAGATGCAGCATCTGCAATTGTAGCAGCAAGAAAAGCAGCTCTATTTGCAGAATTAGAAGTCAGAAGAATACAAGCTGAAAACCTAAAGTTAGCAGAAGATGAAAGGCAAATAAGAGATAATGTAAATAATACTTTTGAAGAAAGAATTGCTGCAAATGATAGACTATCAGTTATTTTAAAAGAGCAGCAAGAAGCTCAAATGAACGCTATTTCTACTGAAATACACGCTTTACAATTAGCAACAGATATTAATGCAAGTGATGAAAATAAAATAGCATTAGCTTCTAAACAAATTGAGCAATTAGAACTCATAGAAGCAATTAATGGACAAATATCTGAACAAAAGACAAACGAAGTAGGGCTTGAAAACGAATTAAGAGATGCGAAGCAGCAAACATATTTGGCAGGTCTTGAAGGCGGAATGCTTGAATTAGAATCATTAAGGCTAGACTATGAAGCAAAAGTAGAATTAGCAAGAAAAGCAGGTGCAGACATTGTAGACATAACAAATCAATATCAAAAAGAAATAACTTCAATAATAGAAGCAGAAACGCAAAAACAAAAAGACCTAGACAAATTAGTACAAGATGGAAAAGTTGATATGGCTATGAAAGGATTAACTTTAATTACAGCTATAGCAGGAGAATCAAGTGCGATCGGAAAAGCAGCAGCAATTACTCAGACTACAATTTCAGGAATACAAAGTGTTCAAG